CAGAAGAAGATATCACTACTCCAGATCAGGGCGTTGAACAAAGCGTAAGTCCTATCATGGAACATTATACTCGCGCACTCAGAAACCCCTTAAAGTAAAAAAATAAAATTAAGAATTTATATTTCTTAAAAGGAGAAATACCAATGGACTCTAACTTAGGTTCAACCGAAATGCTTCAAGAAAAGTGGGCGCCCGTGCTTAATCACACGGACATGGCTCCCATTACTGATCCATATCGTAAATCCGTTACCGCCGTCATCCTTGAGAACCAAGAAAAGGCTCTCAGAGAAGAACGTGGTATGCTCAACGAAACCCCCGCGAATAGCGTCGGTGGTGGACTTGGACAGGCTGCTGCAAACAGCAACGCAAACATGCAGGGATTTGATCCCATTCTTATCTCGCTCGTTCGTCGTTCTATGCCAAACCTCATGGCATACGATGTCTGTGGTGTTCAGCCAATGACTGGACCTACTGGACTTATCTTTGCTATGCGTGCTAAGTACACCTCACAGGCTGGAGACGAAGCTCTCTTTGATGAAGCTCGTAACCACGCTGGTGCAGGTGCTTCTGGCGCTCACACCAAGATTGGTCAAGTTGTTAAAGGTACTGTTGCAGACGGCGTTCTCATCGAGCAAGGAATTCTAGGTGGTGCTACTCAGGACCCCCTCGCAGGATTTGCTGGATTCACCCGCTCTTCTGCTGAAGCTCTAACCAACACTGGTGAAAACACCTTCCCAGAAATGGCGTTCAGCATTGAGCGTACCGCTGTCGAAGCTAAGACTCGCGCCCTCAAGGCAGAGTACACCACTGAGCTTGCTCAGGACCTCAAGGCTGTCCACGGACTTGACGCAGAATCAGAACTCGCAAACATTCTTTCGAGTGAAATTCTTGCTGAAATCAACCGTGAAGTCATGAGAACCATCTACCGTAATGCTAAACTTGGCGCACAGCAGCTTGACCTCTTTGGTCGTCAAGCTGGTACTGCTACTGCTGGTATTACCTCGGGTGTTTGTGGTGCTGCTAGTCCAATCACTACTGGTGCAACTATCGGTGTTGGTGGTATCTACGACATCGCTAGAGATGCCGATGGTCGTTGGAGTGCAGAACGCTTCCGTGGACTCATGTTCCAGATTGAGCGTGAATGCAACAAGATTGCTAAGGACACTCGTCGTGGTAAGGGTAACTTCATCATCTGCTCGTCAGATATTGCAAGCGCACTTGCAATGGGTGGATTCCTTAACATCTCGCCTGCTCTCAACCAGAGCCTAAACGTTGACGACACTGGTAACACCTTTGCTGGTACACTCAACGGTAAGATCAAGGTTTACATTGATCCTTACGCTGGACCTGGTACTGCTCATACCGCAGCAACTGATGCTGGACGCGACTTCGTGTGTGTCGGATATAAGGGATCGAGCGCATATGACGCTGGACTCTTCTACTGCCCATACGTTCCACTCCAGATGGTACGTGCGGTTGGTGAGAACACCTTCCAGCCCAAGATCGGGTTCAAGACTCGATATGGATTGGTCAACAACCCATTCGTCAGTGTTAACACTGGAAGTTCAGATCCCAACGGTGGAATTAACCTCCGTAGGAACCAGTACTACCGTATCTTCCGCGTAGACAACCTACACGGTATCGGACAGACAACTTCTGGATCAGTCGTAGTCTAATAGTCTGGATATTAATAACCAATGAAAGCAGGGGAGTCTTCGGACTCCCCTGTTTTTTCATATACATACGTTAGGAGATTGTTATGCCAGATTATATTAGTGGTTTGTCTCAGATCAAATCAAGCAAATTAGATCAACAACCAACAAACACAAACCCATTAACGGTAACTGAATTTAAGTTTACCATGCAACGGATTCCTACCGTTACATATTTCTGTCAGTCTGCCAACATACCATCGGTCTCATTGTCTCCGATAGATCAAACCAACTTCTTTGCTCCAGTCAGGCACCCATCAGCATTTAGATTTGATGATCTGTCTATATCATTCGTTGTCGATGAAGAAATGAAAAACTGGCTTGAAATTTACAACTGGATGAGATCCGCATCGAACGCAGAGGATTTCAAAGATTTTGAAACTCCAGACCAGCACCTTTCTGATGCCACTCTCGTTGTAACAAATAGTGCAATGCGTGGCAAACTTGTGATTAGTTTCCGAGACTGTTTCCCCAGTTCACTTTCAGGAATTGATTTCAATAGTGCAGTGACTGATCCAGAACCAATTACTGCCACAACGACATTCTCATATAGCACATACATAATCGAACGTATTGACACTTGACTGCCTCATAATATCGTGATATACTTTTAGTTGGAGGTCATAATGAATCTAAATGATTTAAAGGCTATGGTTACAGATGATATCGTGATGGATGATACCGAGTTAGACATCGAATCACTCAAGACACCACAGCTCCATAACAAATATCTCAATTACTACCACGACGAAAAGTTAATTCTTGTCAAACAAGACGAAGAATATAAACGTCTCTATCGTTTGAAATGGGAATACTACACAGGAAAGTTGGACCAGGACACTCTGAATAAACTGGAGTGGGAACCTTTTCAACTAAACATTCTAAAAGCCGACATAGACAAGTACTTGAATTCTGATGAAGATCTTTCTCTTATCAGGCTACGGTTATCATACACCAAGGAAAAGGTAGACTATCTGGAGTCTGTGATAAAGATTATAGCAAACCGTCAATGGAATATTAGAAGTGCCATCGACTGGAGAAAATTTCTTAATGGAGTCTAGTACAGACATCATCCATGCGGCATATCTAAAGCATTGTTATGTACACGCGCTATCAAAATGCACAGACACAAACACTCAGTGTTCATCCATTTTATTAAATCCAGGTCATGGTATACTAATAGCTGTTCCATCTTTAAATGAGAACGATTGGTATAAAGTTACATCAACGCAAAATCTTGCGTACAAAGCAGCAGAACGCGGTATGACGACGTTCAACCTCACTATTTACTCTCCCCTATGTCCAACCCCATCTGACGCAATTGCGATAAGAGAAATGGGTATATCAACCGTAATTTTCCATAAAGAATTTATGGATAAATACAATAGGAACTGGGAAACGAAGTACCAGATACCACTTGAGTTTTTATCCCAAAATAGTGTGAAGCTGATATCATGGTCGGGACAAGTTTCAAAAAAGAAGTTAGGCGTTTTGGTACAAGGAAACTCCTTCGATCCATAAGGCTTAAATCTCTAATACATAAGGTCATGAGTGATCTTTATATTACAAAAGAAAACAGCGTCAATATACATGTTGCCTGTGAACGAGATTTAGCAAAAGAACTATCCGAATACTTTACCTTCAAGGTGCCTGGACATAAGTTCATGCCGTCCTATCGTAAAAAGAACTGGGATGGTACTATAAAATTATATAACATCTATAGCCAGAACTTATATGCTGGACTAATTCCATATGTTAAGAAGTTTGCAAACGACAGGGGTTACTCTTTAGAGATAGAGGAAAGTCTTAAGCCATCAGGAACTGAATTGAGTCACGATCAACTGAAGAAGTGGATCAACGAAAAATTAAACATCCAAGCTGCTGGTAAAAAGATCGAGGTATATGATCACCAGTTAAATGCAATTCAACATGCCATAAGAAACGATAGATGTCTTCTTCTCTCACCCACGGGATCTGGTAAATCTCTGATTATATATTGCTTACTTCGATATCTTCAGGGCTTGATACCTAAAGAGAAGAAGATTCTTATTGTTGTTCCTACCACATCTTTGGTCACACAGATGTACAATGACTTCAAAGATTATTCATGTAAGGATAAGTCGTGGGATGTTCAACGAAACTGTCACAAGATATTTGGTGGTCAGGAAAAACAAACAAATAACCAAATCGTGATATCTACATGGCAAAGTATTTACAAATTACCCATCGATTACTTTGATCAGTTCGATGTGGTTTTTGGTGATGAGTGTCATCTGTTTAAAGCAAAGTCTCTCACCCAGTTAATGACGAAACTAAAAAACTGCCCATACCGAATAGGCACAACAGGAACATTGGACGGAACACTTACTCACAAATTAGTGATTGAAGGTCTATTCGGTTCGGTGTATAATGTGACCTCAACGAAAGATCTTATCGATAAGGATCTATTGTCCAAACTGAAAATTGATTGCCTTCTTCTCTCACACGGAAGACCAGAAAGAGAAGCTATGAAAAAAGCAAAGTATCAGGATGAGATGGACTTCCTCGTGTCGAATGAAAAGAGAAACAAGTTCATAGAGAATCTTGCCAATAAATTAGAGGGCAACACGTTAGTATTGTTCCAGTACGTCGAGAAGCACGGCAAGAAACTATATGAACAGATACAAAAGTCAGCAAAGGATCGACAGGTGTTCTTTGTTTACGGGGAGACTGATGTGGAAATACGGGAAAGTGTTCGTCAAATAGCAGAGGATATAAACAACGCTATCATAGTAGCGTCATATGGAACGTTCTCTACTGGAGTTTCTATAAGAAGACTACATAATATTATATTCGCCTCCCCTTCAAAGTCTCGTGTGAGAGTTCTACAGTCCATTGGTAGGCAATTAAGAAAATCAGAACACAAAGATTATGCAAAGTTGTATGATATCGGAGACGATATCTCGTGGAAAAGCTACAAGAACCACACCCTTCGACATTTCCTTGAAAGAATAAAGATATATAAGTCAGAGGGTTTTAGTTTTTCACCACATAATATTCAGTTATAGGAGGATTATGTCGTACAAAATTTTAAAGCTACGTAGCGGCGAATCTGTTATCGCCACCGTTATCAATATCAAGAACAATCAGGTAACTATTGAAAATCCTATGATCATGAAAGTCGTGACCATTCCTGATCCCTTCCTCAAGTTCAAACGTGAAATTCTCACTATGAGTAATTGGCTTGAATATTCTAAAACCAAAAAGGTTACAATCCCACAGGATTGGATTGCCTTGTCCCTTAATCCAGATGCTCAAACAACAAAGCTGTATGTTGCAGAAGTAAATCAGCCTGATGTTAACAAAGACGACATCGCAAAGGAACAAAGGATGCGGGAAGACATTATGAAACAAGCAGAACAAAATCTAAGAGATTTAGAAGATGAAATAGAAAGTCATCTTTCTGATATGGATATCCCTGACATAGCTGATATGTCTGACATGCCAAGCTCGCCACCACCATCTTCTGTGTTTATGTCCTTCTCGATGAATCATGATATGTTCAAAAAAATGATCGAGGATGGTTTGCTTGATCATGACATGGATGATAATTTTGATGGTGAAGAACTAGAAGAACCAGAAAAACTAGACAGGGATAACGACAAGCACAGATCTGGTTCTGAAGACGACTTCGGTAATGAATGGTTTGATTGGTCTCCGGACCTTAGAGAATATTTATAGTATCCCTTTTCCCGTTGACACGGGTAGTTTAACCTATCTACAGAATTTGTCAAGGGAAAAACTTATAAAAATGCTTTACAAAATGAAAAATGGTGTTATAATAGTGATATGAAAAAGAAACGATCTAAAAAAATAATAGAACACTACGTTGATAACGAAACGTTCTTCATTGCAATGTGTGAGTGGAAAGAGCTTGTAATCGAGGCAGTTGAGTCGGATGAAAAGAGACCACCAATATCAGAGTATATTGGAGAGTGTTTTCTTAAGATAGCCGAACATCTTTCTAGGAAACCAAATTTTATCAACTACCCATTCAGGGATGAGATGATATGCGATGGCATTGAAAATTGTTTAATGTATGCGCACAACTTCAACCCAGAAAAATCTAAGAATCCCTTTTCTTATTTTACTCAAATGATATACTATGCCTTTCTTCGTCGAATTGAAAAGGAGAAGAAGCAGAATTATATTAAGTATAAGCTGGTAGAAAATAGTGATGATGGTAGTTTTCATTCTTGGTTTAAGAATAACTATTTTGAAAAAGAAGCCAAGAATGTGTACGCAGATTATTTCGATGTTACCGATAATGACATAGAAAAGTTTGCCCCAAAGAAAAAGAAGAAAAAGAAAAAAGATGAAAATATGCCTTCTGAATGATACGCATTTTGGTGCTAGGGGTGATTCCCAATTATTCTTTGATTACTTCATAAAGTTTTTTGATGATGTTCTTTTTCCGTACCTAAAAGAAAACGAAATAAAAACTATATTACATGCTGGTGATTTCATGGATCGCCGTAAGTACGTCAATTATAGTATACTCAATCAAGTGAGAAAGCGATTCATTGACCGTCTTAAAGAAGAGGGTATTGACTTTCACTGCATAGTAGGTAACCACGATGTCTACTACAGAAATACAAATGAAGTAAACTCATTACGAGAATTGTTCTTTGATGATTTTACTTTATACGAAGAACCAACTGTGGTTAACTTTGATGGTCTAGATCTCGCACTTCTACCGTGGATCAATAAAACAAACTACGATGAATCTGTTGAGTTTATCAAGACAGCTTCTGCTCCAATACTGATCGGACACTTGGAACTGAATGGATATCAAGTTTTACATGGTATACAGTATCAAGGTGGAAACGGTATGGATCCAAATTTGTTCAATCGCTATGAGCAAGTTTATTCTGGACACTTTCATTGTAGACAAGAAAAAGATAACATCTATTATTTTGGAACACAGTATCAAATAACTTTCGCAGATTTGAATGATACTAAAGGGTTTCATGTTTTAGATACTGATACACGAGAATTGGAATTCATAGAAAATCCTTTCAAGATGTTTCACACACTTTCATATAATGACAAAGATGGTCCTATTGATGTTGATGCGTTGGACGTTTCATATTTAAAGGACACATATGTGAAACTGTTTGTTGAATATAAAAAGCATCCATATAGCTTTGATCAGTATATGGATAGACTATATGATGTTGGTGTGTCCAAACTGACAATAGTTGAAGATGTAGCCGACGACGAATTGACCGATGAAGATTCTGTTGATCTTGCACAGGATACTGTGACGTTGATCAATAATGAAATAGATTCGATGGAAGAGGTAGAGGATAAAGATAAAATGAAACGTCTTATCAAAGATCTATACATGGAAAGTTTGTCTCTATGATTATTTTCAAAACACTAACTTGGCGTAATTTTCTTTCAACAGGAAATCACAAAACAGTTCTTGATCTCAGAAGGCACAACAACACTCTAGTATCAGGAGATAATGGTGCTGGAAAATCAACGATGCTTGATGCTTTAACATTTGCTTTGTTTGGTAAGTCGTTTCGCGGAATCAATATCCCACAGTTGCCTAATTCTATCAATGATAAAGATTGTGAAGTAGAGATCATCTTTAGTGTTGGGAAAGTAGAGTATAAAGTTTTCCGTAGTTTGAAACCAAAGAAGTTTGAAATATACAAGGATGATATTCTTCTTGATCAATCTGCAACAGTCAAAGACTATCAAAAAATATTAGAGGAACAAATCCTCAAGATGACATATAAGTCTTTCTGTCAGGTTGTTATACTGGGTTCTTCTAATTACGTTCCTTTCATGCAATTAACGGCATCAGATCGTAGATCTGTTGTGGAAAACCTTCTGGACATTGATATATTTTCTGTGATGAACACTCTAGTCAAGGCAAAAATGCAGGCGGCTAAAGAACAAGTGAAGGACATAGAATATAAAATTGTCATTACAAAGAATAAAGCAGAGGAAAAGGAAAAGTTGATACACTCTCTTGAGAAGAAATCTAGTGCTTCGGTTGACAAGTACAAGAAAGAAATAGAATATTCGAATGCATCAATAACAAAATTAAATACTAAAATTGAAGACAATCAAAAACAAATTGATGAACTGTTTTCTTCTATTCCAGATAAAGACTCTACCTCCAAGGAACTTATTAAACTTGAGAGTGAAGTCTCTCAGTTGAAGAAAAAAATAAAGACAATTCAAAAGGATATAAAGTTCTACGAAGAGAACGATAGTTGCCCGTCTTGTAAACAGGACATCAAACAGCATCACAAAGATTCTGTGTATCGGGAAAGGGAGAGTCAACAGAAGGACATAGAAAATGAGATCCTACAATCGACTCATACTATAGAAAAAACAGAAATTCGATTGTCGGAAGTTAACGCTATTGTGAGTGACCTACAGACAAAAGAAAAAG